TAACATAATCTTTACTACTAGTAAAATGAACTTCTGGTTGATTGTCTTTTTACTAGGAGCTGTTTTTGTGTTGACCTACAATCCCAAGTCCAGGACACTCGAAAAGATTGTCGAGATCCAGCCCAAGCAGGAACAATGTGAAGCTGAGAGGTATCAACGCCTCCAATTCATCGGTGGTGAGGATGCCTGTACCCAGAAGGGAAAAACGAAGATGGGTGCAATTATTTCCGCTTAAAAGAAATACACGACTATTACACATAAGATGTTTGCTTTTGACCGTGAAACGATGCTTATTGCCGGCGTAATCATTTGTTTGGGTGTGATGGCCTACATGTTTAACGATATGAAGAAGACGAAGGAGGATGTCCACGCCGTGAAAACCTTCTCGATGAACCTCATGAAGAACTTGACGATTGAACCCGTGGAACCTCCCGCGGAGAAGAAGCCCGAGGCCGAGGAGAAAAAGGAGGAATAAACATATTCGCTTATTATAACTTGCTAAATGAGCAATGAAGAAATACAAGGCGATCGCTATTCCAGTCACATTTGAAGACGATCGACCACGGTTCTTGACCGTACGAGATCGTAGATTTAAGGATTGGATTTTTGTCACAGGAGGGTGTCGACGCCGAGAAATCTACAATCCATTGAGATGTGCTCTCAGGGAGCTTGAAGAGGAGACGCGGGGTGTCGTCTCATTGAAGAGGGGAGAGTATACAGAGTTTAGTTTTATACACAGGGAGAGTCCGACGGTAGAATTAGTATATAACGTCTATGTCTTCTTCGTCAATTACAAGCGGACCGATCAGCAACAGATGATCAAAAAGTTTAATGACGAAAAGACAAAGACAAATTTGAAAAAGATCAACAAAGAACCCATCAAGAAAACCTACGATGAAAACGATTTCATGAGTTTCGACACTCTTGAAGAGTTTAACACACGAAAACGTTGGGATCTCATCGTACATAATGTCATTCAAAATCCCGAATTCTATTCGTGTGTGACTTCCCTGAATAGAAAAACCTTCGGTATAAAATAGAATGAAGTCAAAGACTTACACATTGAAGCAGATCAAAGATCTTCTTATTGATAACAAAGCCTACAGTGAACATCGTGCCGATCAGTACGTTGAAGCTGTAAAGGACAAAACCGTCTACGAACTTCTTGTTATTAAAAAGAACTTAAGTGAAGACCAAAAAGAACACGCAGACGTTTCGTGTATGCGATCGATCCTGTACGATTGTCATCAAGACGATTAAAAGAATACCTCTATAGCAGAGTAAGTATGTTCAAGAGCTGGTGCTCGAAGAACACATTCAATAATGCGAAAGCGACATCACACGTTCTCATGGATGGTGGTGTTCTTTCCATTCCATTCAACAAGCTTGACGAATTCTGTGAACAATACGTGGAAGCCGTGAAGAACAAAGAAAAGATGTATCTGGTGGAGCAGAAGACACCGACCTATAACTTCTTTCTTGACATCGACTACAAGGGTGAAGAAGCCCTCGAACTCGAACGTGTAGAGAAGATATGTCGTGTCATATGTGATAAGGTGAAGACGTTGGGTGGTCGAGACTGTGTCGTATGTGTCGCCAGACCGAAGAAGACGGATAACAATCTCATCAAATCTGGTGTACACATGAACTGGCCGGGGTTCGTCGTCAACCAGGAGGGTGCCTTGAATATTCGTGATCATGTCATCGCGACATTGACATCCGTCTTCAGACAGGTGGAATGGGACAAGGTTGTCGACCGTTCCGTCTACAAGGGGAGTGGTTTCAGGATTCCATGGTCCTACAAGAAGGGTAAGCACGTCGACTGTAACGGTCAAGGATGTAAAACCTGTGAGCAGACGGGGAAGATTACAGAATCGCCCTATGTACCTTTGTTCAGATATGTCTACGGACCGGTGATGTGTATCATGAAGAAGATTTCCCAGGATCCATCGATCGATATCCTCAGGGATACGATGGTCCGAACAGACATCAAAGAAGTTGTCACCATTCGTCAACTCGATGGACAGAAGAAGAAGGAAGGTACATTCTCACAGGCTCAGATGAAAGATGAGTTTAAGGATTCAGAGGCGGTTGCTTATCTGGAAACCTTCATCCGGAAGAATATGGAAGGTCAGGAGGATGCGAGAGTCACGAAGATTTTCACACACAAGAAGCAATTCTTAATCTCGACGACATCGAAGTATTGTGAAAACCTGGGACGGTCTCACAATTCCAATCATGTTTGGTTCCACATGATCGGTGGTTCAATTTCACAAAAATGTTTCTGTGACTGTGAGACGATCATAGGTCGTCGACATGGTTTCTGTACAGACTTCAGAGGAAGAGAACATCGCTTGACGGACAAGATCATCAAGAAGTTCTACGATGATACACCATTACCTAGTCGGACGTCGACACCTCCTCCCAGACCAAAAGTTAAAACTTCTGAAGCTGTCGAAGCCATGAACACCCACATCAATAACTGTATTCGACCAACGACCGTCCTATCTGTCACTAAGAACCGGAACAAGTATACCATCAACGTGTCAAACACGGATTGTGACCTGAAACACGGAGCCGAGTGTCACTTCACTGTTGATAAGTCAGGTATAGACTTTACATGTTCAAAGTGTACTGGGAAACCCAGGAGGTATCTCCTCAACAAGAAATCCAAAGAGATTTTATTTCCGGACACAAAATAAGATGTCGAGTATACTCTTAGTGGCGTCGTCCTACCTGACAAGGTTACTCACGAAACGATCCATAAAAGTCGACGAAATCGATGAACTCGTGAAGAAGGCGTACGAATACTCGGGCTTGGATCCAGATAGTTTTTATGCCTTTATCACGAACATTACGATGTTTAAAAAACATCTCGGTACATCGGAAACTGCGACGCACTTTCTTTATATAGCCTTAGAACACCTCGAAAACATTGGAATAATGAGCGAATACCAGGAAGACATACACGAATTAGCTAAGCAAATAGGGTACTACGCAGAACAGCAGCTCATGAATGCTGATACTGCGTTTCATCCTAAATACTTAAACAGTAGACTATAGTAGAAGCGATGATTTCTAGATCCGGTCGCCGCATTAAGAAGCCTGAAGTGTACACGCCACAGGAAGAAGTGGAAGATGATTACGCTGAGGATGATTATGACAGTAACTCCGACGATAGCGACATAGACACCGATGATGAGCAGGGTTCTGAAGATGACTACACGGATGACGATGATGAAGATGCTGATGAACACGGAAATCTCAAAGATTTCGTCGTCGATGATGACGACGACGAAGATGAGGAATTTCACGCTTAAAAAAATGAAGAGTGATTTTAGATATGGAAGCAGACATCGGCAACCCCATCGAATTCAATAAAGATGTTCACGATCCCGAGCAGGAACGAGAACCAGAGCAGGACTATTACCACCAACCCCCTATGATGATGATGCCTCCTCAGATGTATCAACAACCACTCGAGCAGCCCAAGGTTGACTTTTTTTCACAGATTGACAAGACGACGTGGATTGTCGGTTTCGTAGTGTTTCTATTGGGTTTCTTCATGGGTAAGACTATGCAGCCCGTGATCCTCAGGCCTGGCTAAGTGGGTACCCGTAGATCCATTCCTTTTCATCCCAGGGAAAGTTACCGACGAAGGATCCTGTAGATCCCTTCTTCCGCTCCGTAAAATACGCACGACTCGTGACCACTGGGTCTTTGAGTTGTGCAGCTAAAACCTCAGATGCTGTGTTCATCTTCTTTTTGACATTTTCAGGTGATGTGAAAAAGAAGTACGCCACGAAGAAAACGATGATCAATGTGATGATATTCAACAACACACTGAACATTCTTACCTTGTATGTATATTTTTAATTATTCCTCAACCGTTTCCAGGTTGGCATCGGCCTCACGCTTCTCCTGCCTCTCCTTGATCTCTGCAGCGACGATGTCGTCAGCCTTCTTGACCAGCTCCTCCATAGGAGTATCAGGCTCCTCCTTCCGAAGACGCTCGAGAACCTCCGCAGGGTGACTGATAGGGGGTTCATCGGGTTTGTTGTAGTACTTGGAGTTTTCGTCACCGGGCTTCAGATGAGTACCGGACTGTACCATGTCACGCTTACGTTCCTCGAACATCTTGACCGCCATCGCCTGGTTCTCCTTGTAGCCCTGCATGAGCTCTTCCAGTTTGTCGTTCGTGTAGTGCACATCGTCAATCTTGTCCGAATCGGGAGGGATCAGTAACCACTTGTACATGTCTACGACGTAGATGTCGAAGGTGGCATCCTCCTTCTGAAGACGCTTCGCATGACTCTCCGCTTCGCCACGAGTGTTAAAGCACCCTCGGATCTTGATACCAAACTTATCATTCTTCTGGGGACATTCAGGACCAACGATGGAAAGACACGCGTAGATCTGACCGGGGACGGTAGTGTAA